GATCGAAACGCACATCACGGACACGCATGGCGGCCGTGCGAAATTGACGATCCTGGAATCCACGGAAAAGGAGTTCTCAGAGATCGACGACATACCGGTGGCCGCCATCACCCTGAATTTTCGAATCACTTACCACACGACATCGCACTATCCGTCGTCGCCGCTTTGAGGAGCAAACATGGCCGACCTATCAGTTACCCCCGCCAACGTCGTCACCGTTGACGGTACCGTTCGCCGCGGCGTAGCCGGCGGCACCGTCACGGCTGGACAGCCGGTCCGGTTTTCGAGCAATGAGCTTATTGCCGCCACCGACGCAAGCGCTGCGGGCGCGGCCGTTGCCGGCATTGCACTGCATGGTGCCTCGGACAACCAGCCGCTCGCTTACCAGACCACCGGCACGATCAACATCGGCGCCACGGTTGCGGTCGGCAAGGTCTACGTCTTGTCGACGAGCGGCGCGATTGCGCCGGTCGACGATATCGCCGGCTCCGAGTTTGTAACGGTGATCGGTGTAGGCGTCACTGCCGCGAATATCAAGCTCGGACTCTGCACCAGTGGCGTAGCTGCCGCGGGCGCTGTCGCGTAATCAGCCCACAACGTAAGCCAATCCCGAACCCGCCGAAAGGCGGGTTTTTTTTCGCGCATAGGAATCAGAAACCATGACGACCAGAACTGGCAACCAGGGCTACCTCACGGCCGATGGCACGGCGATTGCCGAGCTCAAGTCGTGGTCGCTCGAAATGAACGCCGAACAGATCGACGACACCGCAATGGGCGACACGTACAAGACGAGCCGCAGCGGCATGCCGAGCGCCAACGGGCAGATCGAATGTCACGCCGACCACGCGGACGCGGGGCAGAACTCGCTCCTGCCTGGCCAGACCGTCGACCTCGTGCTCTACCCGGACGGGAACTCGACCGGCAATGAGCGGATCTCGCTCACCGCCCAGATCACCGGCCGGAGCCGCAGCGGGGCCATCGACGCGATCCAGCCGCACACCTTCAACTACTCGCTGTCCGAGGGCACGGTCACCTTCGATACGGTGCCATGAGCAAGCTCGGGGACCAGGTACGGGGCCGCCTCGAGCGGCTCGCGAAAAAGATCGAGGTCGCGGAGTGGGGCGAGGACGGAGAGCCGCTGGCGCTCTACTTCTACCCGCTCTCGATCAACGACTCGAAGAAGATCAGCGCCCACGTCAAGGGACTGTCGGACCAGTCTCGGGAGATGGAGTACGTCTATTTCATCGTGTTCAACGCCCGCACCGAGCACGGTGAGCTCGCCTTCGACCTGGCTGATGTGGAGTGGATCAGCAACCAGCCGCTGAACCTGATTGTTGACGTCTACCTCAGCGCGAACGACCGGAAGGGATTCTCCGAAACCCTAAAAAAATGAAGGCCGATGCGGCCCTGTTCGAGAGTTACGCCGTGGCGCATCGGCTGGGCATTGGCGTAACCGCCCCGCTGTCCTGCATCGACGATATGGACGCCGACGAGTTCGACAGCTGGTGCGCGTATTTCATCCTGACCGGTGAACCCCTGCGAGTGAAGTCCTGATGCCCGTTTTCCCAAAAGCCAAGTTTGAGATCGTCGCCGACGACAAAACGAAAAAAGGCGTCGACTCCGCGAACTCGAACCTAGAGCGGCTGAAAAAGCAGATTAGCCTGACGGGCGTTGCGTCCGTGGCGGCCGCCGGGATTGGCGGCCTGGCGGTTCTCACCGCTGCCGGCATCAAGCTGGGCACGGAGCTGGCAGAGTCTTCGGCAAAACTCGGCATCACCACTGAAGCACTGGCGGGACTGCGGCACGCTGCGCGGCTGACAGGTGTCGAGGCCGGAACTCTCGACTCCACCCTCAGCAAGATGACCCGGAGCATCGCGGAGGCCGCGAGTGGCAGCGGCGCGGCGAACGGGGCATTGAAAGAGCTCGGACTGTCGGCGGCGGAACTAAACCGGCTTACGCCGGATCAGCAGTTTGCCAAGATCGCCGAGCAACTCTCGAAGGTAGGAACGCAGGGCGACAAGGCACGGCTAGCAGTCGACATCTTTGGTCGCAATACGGACATCCTGCGAACCCTGGACCTTGGCGCTGCCGGCCTCGATCAGGCGGCCCGGGAGGCAGAGAAATTCGGCACCGCCCTGTCCCGTGTACAGGCGACGCAGATCGACAATGCGGGCGATGCGATCGACCGGGTGAAGACAGCCACCGAGGGGCTGTCCATGCAGCTCGCCGCCCGTTTCGCGCCCGTGATTACCGAGGCCGCGAACAACATCGCCGACTTCATCGCGACGGTGAATGAGGGTATATCGGCGCTTACCTTCTTTGCCGAGCGGTTTCTGTTCCTGGAAACCAGCATACAAAGCAAGAACCTGTCCGAACTCGGTGCCACCACCGAACTGCTCACCGAAAAGATCGCCGAGATGCGCGTCGAGTACGAGAAGACGGTGAACCTGCCTTCCCTCGTCCCGGGCCGCGGCCGCCAACTGGAACGCTTGAGCGACGAAATCAACCGCCTGAACGAGCGGCTCGCCGAGGCGCAGAGCCGCATTCGTGAGATCAATGCGGGCGGCGGCGAAACGGAGCTCTCCGAAATCCTGCCGGGATCCCTGCCGCAGCGGAAAGACAACTCCGGGAACCAGGCCGCACTGAATCGATTTGCGGCGGAACGTCAGAAAGCTCTCGACACCGAGCTCGAGGGCATCTTCCGGCGCGAGGAAGCCGAGGCAGAAGCATCCCGGCGTGATGCCGAACGGCGCGCCGCCGAACTCGACGCCATCCGCGAGGGGTTCAAGACGCGGGAACAGATCGAGCTCGAGGCCTTCGCCCGTCGCGACCAGATCATTCGCGACAACATGGATGCGGGTATCGAGCGCGACGCGCTCCTGCTCGCGAACGACCAGGCGCGGGCACAGTTCCGCATTGACCTGGCGCGCTATGAGCAGGAAGAGATCAACCGAGCCGTTGAAGAGGGAATCGCGACCAGGGAACAGTGGGAGAAGGCGGCCGCAATTTCCAAGGCGAAGTTCGTGCTAGGGAGCCTTCAGAGCCTTACCGCCGGCGTCGCCACGCATGACAAACGTATGTTTGCGCTCAATAAGGCCGCGGCGATAGGAAACGCCATTGTAAACATCCATGAGGGTATAACGAAGGCGCTAGCAGCGGCACCGCCGCCGTTCAACATTGCGCTGGCCGCAATCACCGCTGCCGCCGGCGCCGCACAGATCTCCGCGATCCGATCGACCTCTTTCGGCTCCGGATCTACCCCGAGCGCCGTCGGATCTACGCCGACGCTGGGCGGTCAGCCGCTGCCGTCACAGTCCTCTACGGCTGGCGGCACGAGTACCCGAGAGCCTAACCGAATCATCGAAGTCACCATCAACGGCACGGTGGCCGGTTCCGACAGCGTGAAGAAAATTCTGCAGGACCTGTTCGATTCCGACGACGTGGTCATCAAGGGCGGTTCCCGCCAGGCCAGCACAATCCGGAATGGAATATGACGGCGGTTATCTACACGGCGAGCCAGTCGATCCTGCCTGGGCACTCCGCCTCGAGCGACTACTCGCTGGACCTTCGCATGATCGACGCCGAGCCGACGAGATTGGTACAGCGCAGCGACCAGCAGGCATTGAGCGGGCGCCGCGAGGTGCTCGTCTGGAATCGACGGGACGGCCTGAACATCACTATCGGTTCTTACCCAGAAGTCAGCACCGAGAGCGCCGCCGTGATCGAGTTTCTCGACTCTGTCTCGGGCGGCGAGCCGTTCGTGTTCGATAGGTGGGGCCGCGCGGGCGCACCCGCAAATCCTCGCAATGCCGTGATGCTGTCCGCCTATACCGTCATCCGCTACGGGCGGGTAGCAGGAGAGGGTAACGACCTGATGCGCTACTCGTTTGCCATCGAGTTCATTTAATGCGCATCGATTCAGCGGAGTTCGCGGCGCAGAACGCGGCGCCGGCGAAGTCCATGCGCCTGGTGGTCCGGCTCGTGTTCGACGTCGAGTCGATCTACGCCACGAGTGACCCGAATATGGTCAACGTACCTGGCGTCCCGATACTCGGCTGCATCCAGAACGTGTCCGGAGTGTCGCAGGAGATACACCCGGACGAGGGCCGGGCGACGATCGGCAGCCTGTCGTTCTCTCTGGTCGATCTGGAAAGCCAGGTCAGCAGCGAACTCCGGGACCAGCTGCAGACGAACATGCAGGACCTGCGCGGACGAACCGTGCAGCTCCGGTTCGGCTATACGGCCGACTACAACGACACGGTCCCTGTGATGACCCAGGTGGTCACGTCGCCCGAATACCAGGACGGGGCCTACAACGTCACCTGTGCCGATATCCAGCGCATCATGCGCAAGACGATCTTCGACGCCAAGGTCACGAACCTGCGTCTGTCAGTCGATGACAACGACACGACAATCCCGGTGCAGAGCACGACCAACTTCCAGACGGTCTTCCACGGGCCGAGCTATTCGGATGCTCCGAACCAGACCGTCGGCTACGTCCGCATCGACGACGAGGTGATCCGGTACACGGGCAAGACCTCGATTACGTTCACTGGCTGTACCCGCGGTGTTTTCAACACCATTGCGGCCGCTCACAAGGTCGATCCTGACGCCGCCGACGAGCGGCAGCCCAAGGTCGAGGAGTTCATCTACCTGGAACTGCCCGGCCCGAAGATGGCTAGGGCGATCCTGACCGGTGAGCTCGAGGGCGATGCTGCGTTCCTGCCGCCTCACTGGTGTCTCGAAATTGATTCTGCACTGGTGGCGTAATGGCTGACGTTCTTTTCGGTCAGCTTGGGTCTCCAGGCGCCCCGTTCGGCCAGTTCTTTTTCGAGGCCGCGCCGCCGGGGCCTGCGACCGTCGATTCGTTTTCGATCATCGGCCCTGACCTCTGGGACACGACCGACGACGATGCCTCGGTCGTGCTGCGCTTTACCGGCCTGAAGAAGACCGACGGCAAGCGCTTCCTCGAGGAGCAGATCTACCAGCCGCTCGGCCTGTACTCGCCGATCCTGGCCGACGGTAGCATCGGGCTCCGGCGCATGAACCCGATTTTGGCCGATGCGCCCTACGTGGTGCTCCTGAACGAGGACAGCTTCGTCCAGGTTGGCGCCCTGCAGCATGACTATGGTTCGCTGATCAACGTCATCTCGATAGATTGGAACTACGATTTCCTGTCGGACGAGCTCACGCGCCGCAAGATCGTCATCGACCAGGGTTCCATCGATGTACACGGCGAAGGCGAGTACAAGAACCTCGAATGGAAGGGCATGCACGGCTCGCGGCATACGGACGCAGCGATGCAGCAGCGGATCGACGCTCTGCGCGACCGCTACGCCGCGCCGCCGCTCCGTCTCTCCGGCACCCTCCTGCACCGGTATAACACGCTCGAGGTCGGCGACGTCGTCCGCGTACAGCTCGCGCACGTCCGCGACTACACGGGCGCCGTCGGTCCCATAGACCGGTCATTCGAGGTCCAGCGGATTGCCATTGACCAGGTGACGGGGGAGGTATCCGTCAACCTGTTCGGGAGCTCGCAGCGCGCGTCAGTAATCCCGCCGGCGGCGGGGCCCGCCCTGGACGACGCCTGGTACACGAGCCAGGGCACGAACCTCTCCACGGTGTGCACGATCGTGGGTGGCGTGATCCAGGCGGGCACGTACAACCTGACCGGGCATGCGGAGCTCAACCACGCAAACGCGATCTACTACTACAACGGGGACCTCGAGCTATCCTCCGGCGCGACCCTGACGGTCAATAATAACGTGCAGCTGCGCGTGCGCGGCTTCTTCACGATCAACGGCGACATCGACGGAATCGGCCGCGGGCAGGCGGGCGGCGTCGAGGACGGGGTTCTCGCCAACCAGAACGTTGGCCTCCGTGGCTTTGTGGGCTCGACCCGCGGCTGGGAGGGCCTGCAGCAGTACAGCGCCTTCTCGTCAACCTGGTTCCGCCGGACCATCGCCAGGACGGTGACCGGGCTCAATTCGAGCTTTCCTTATATAGAACTCCTCGCTACTGGCGGCTCGCTGTCCGGCCTGCCGCTTGACCTTCGGGGAACCTCTGGCAGCCGGGGTGGGCGGATCACGACCCTGATCGGTGGTGAGGCAATCCTGGCTGACGCCGGCGACGGCGGCGACAGTGGCGCGGGCCTTGCGATCATCTGCCGCGGGGCGGCAACCGGCATCTCCGGCGAGATTGACCTGTCCGGAGCCGACAGCACTCTCGGCGATGACGAGCTGATCAGCGGGACCACGTACAACGCAGGCTCCGGCGCGCCTGGCGGCCCTGGCGCGCTCTTCATAGTAATCGACGGCTCGGCCCCGAGCCTGCCGGACGTGGATTTTATCGCCACCTACGGCAGCATACCGTCGGCCGGCAACACGCCGTCCGGCGAAAGTTCCGCGTCCGTGCTCTGGACCGCAGGCACGCCGCGGGCCGGGTTCAACACCTCGATCAGCGGCGACATCTCGGAATCCGCCTACCGGGTGCAGCGCATCGCCGGCCAGGCCGATCCGGAGGAGGACGTCCTGGTCCCGGTGCCGACCGACTTCGCGGTACAGACGAATGCCGCTGAGTCAGCACACGTTCTGACGAACACCATTCCGCCGGCCAACACGGTCACGGAGTACTTTGCGTCTGCCACGAACGACAGGGGCGATTCCGTGAACGTGGGCGGGAGCACTTCCGGCTACTTCGTGCACATTCCGGACCCGGACACCGTCACCTACTACTGGGCGCGCAATAAGAACATCAGCACGCAGCGGATCAGTGGTTACACGCCTGACACGGTAACGACCACGGTCATCGGCGAAGCCCTGGACGCGCCGGGTGGCGGTACGGACGGTCTCTCGATCGCCGAGCTCGGCGTGTTCCGCCGGTCGGAAACCCAGCCGGCGACACCGACGGGCGGCTCGTACAACTTCGGCACCCTGACGCTAACGCCACCGGCAGGCGGCTGGACCTCGAATGTACCGACCGGCAACAGCCCGCTCTGGACTTCACGCACCGTGGCCGCCGTGCAGGGCATAACCGGCATCGACAGCGCTCTGACCTGGTCGACTACGGTACAGGTCACACAGGATGGCTCTGCCGTCGACATCATATTCAAGCGCTCGGCGACTCAGCCCACGACGCCGGCAGCGTCGTCCGGCGTCCCGGCGACCTGGTTCTCGGACGTCAACTCGGTACCGGCGAGTGATAACCCGATGTGGTCGAGTGTTGGCACGCGGGCGAACGCTGGGCAAAACTGGACCTGGGAAACGCCGCTCAGGGTCGAGGGCTTGGACGGGATCACCGGACTCCTGACCAACGAATCGCACGTCGTCTCGGCGGCCAGCGACGGCACCGGGTACTCGCTGACCGGCTCCGGCGGGACGTTCGTGGTCCTGGACGGAACCACGGACGTTACAACCAGCGCGACATTCTCGGTGCAGGGCAGCGCCACCAAGAACGGATTGACGATGTCGATCAATTCCGGCACCGGCGTGTACAGCCTGTCGGGTGGTTCGTGGACTTCGAGCGCAGAGAATTTCACGCTGCGCGCGGTCTATGCGGGCGTCACGATCGACAAGGTCTATTCGATCGCGAAGGCCACCCAAGGCACCCCGGCCACGCCGCCGGCGGAGGTTTCTCTGTTCGATCTCGTCGGCGCGACCAGCACGAACACCGTGCCGACAAACTCATTTTGTGGAGTCCGTCTCACGTCCGGCGGGGACTGGGAAACCACGAACGCCAATGCCACGAGCGTCAACTTTAGCTCGCCACAATTCTCCGGCACCTGGCTGATATCTGGTTCATCTTCCAACGTCTGGGTCGAGGCCGAGTTGATGACGGGACCGACTGGCGGCGGCACGTTCGCGTCGAACAGTGGATTCAATACTCGCCTGCAGCTAAACAGCACCCGGACTTGGGTCGTCGATTCATCGGCAGTCGGCGCGACCGTGGCAGTCACGTTCGCGGTCCAGTTCAAATTCTACAGCGCAGCCACGGGCGGACAGTTGCTCGAAATTTCCCCGGCACGCGGCTATACCGCCATCGAAACGCCATGAGGTACCTGGTGCTCCTGCTTCTCGCCGGTTGTGCAACGGCGAACCACGCGAACCCGTTGCGCCTTGAGCTCGAGCGGGAGCGCGCCTGCAGGGCCGCCTACACGGCCAGCACCGGCGATCATTTCGACACGCATCCGTGGTGCGAACGGCGGTGACGCTACGTGAGCGCCAGTCGCTGTTCGTACAGCTGGTCGCGGACCTGATCCAGTACGCAACGCTTGAGCTCGGCTACGACCTCACCTTCGGCGAGGCCTGGCGTTCGCCCGCTGAGGCCGCCCGCAATGCCCAGGCCGGCACCGGTATTGCGAACAGCCTGCACACAGAACGCCTGGCGATCGATCTCAACCTGTTCATCAGCGGAAGCTACCGGGAGGACTCCGAGAGCCACCGGCCGCTCGGTGAGTTCTGGGAGCGAATGCACCCGGACTGCCGGTGGGGTGGACGGTTCACACGGCCGGATGGCAATCACTACGAGCTAAAAAAGGACGCCTGAGCTCGCGTCGGCCCGTACTTCAGTTTTATGCAAGTTCAACAGGAGATTAACCAATGACCATCGCTGACAGAATCAACTATTACCGCAAGGCTTTCGTGGCCATTGCGGGGGCCGTTTTCATTCTGCTCGTCGACAACGGCATTGCGCTGCCGGAGTTTCTGACCAAGGAGTGGGTGGAGAACATCCTGCTACTGATCACGCCGGCTCTCGTGTGGCTGGTCCCGAACAAGCCTCCGGTGTCGCCATGAGGCTGCTGACGGTACTTGTCGCAGCAACGCTTGCCAGCTGCGGCGTATTCCAGCAACCCAAGGTCGATAGCCTGGGAGACGGCATCGCCTACACGGCTGCCGCACTCGAGACCGCTGCGCAGGAAGTGGCGGCGCTGTGCGGTGCCGGCATCGCTGGTGGTGAATGCACGGGGCAGATTTCGACCGAGACCCGTGACCGACTGAAGCGGCACCTCGAGGAGGCGTACTCATCGCTCGAGCTCGCCGACGCGGCGCTGGCCAATGACAACGACATTGACGCCGGCAACTATCTGAAACGGGCCGAGTCACTGCTCACTATGGTCAAGACCGTCCTGGAGGGCATGCAATGAACACTGCCGCGATACTGGAAGCCATCAACGTACTGCTCGCCGGGATACGACTCCTGAACACGCTCGGCATCAACTTCCGCGAGGTCATCGAAGCACAGGCGCAGGCCGAGGCCGAGGGCCGGGAGCTCACCGACGAGGAGCGCCAGCGTTTCATCGACGAGGCGCGGGCGGCTCTAGACCAGCTTTAGGACGGCCCGGAGGCGAGGCGGATGGTGTTTGTACTGCGTGAACTGTTGGAGTTCGTCAAGAAAAGCCCAACACCGGCGACCGTGCTATCGCTGGCCGGGCTCATTGCCTGGGTGTCGTGGGCGCACAGCGAGGAGGGCTTCGCCCGCAAGGACGACCTTGCCGCGCTGCAACAGGATGTCTCGCTGCTGAAGGACGAGGTCCGCGACGGCCGGGCCGAATCGATCGCCGGGCAGTTGTTCGATGCCAAGGTCCAGCAATGCAAATCGACCGGTGAAATGCGCAAGATCTGGGCGCAGCGCGTCTCCAAGCTTCTCGAACAGTACCGAAAGCTCACCAGTCAGTCGTACGATCTTCCATCCTGTGAAGATCTATAGGCTGTGATGCAGTGCCGGCAGTACGTCGTCTTGTCGGCGCGCAGGAACAGCATGCGCAGGCACCAGCGGCACAACTGCTTACCCTTCATGCGAGTCTCCCGTATCGTTCGATCCGGTTGAGCAGCGGAGTTTTTCCGCCTCATCTATGAACTTCCGCAGGCGCATGGCCCGCCCGTTTTCCAGCATCCAGTCTGGCGACACGCCGCCGAGCAGCGGATTCTCGGTTCGGAACCATGCCCGCGCCTTGTCGTTGTCGCCCAGCAGCGCCTCGACTCGCCGGAATAATGGCTGCCTATGACCCATCGGACTCCGCCGTATCGTTCGGGCGGCGTTTCATCAAGTGCCCGGGCTCGCCGTCCTCTGGCCTGTACCACTTGACAGTGCCGTCGCCGATATTCGGCCAATTGACAGCCAGTCGCCCGCATTCGCCGCATTCCCAGACATCGGTAGCCAGGTCCATGAATCGAAGCGAGTCGATTGGCTGCTCCATGCTGCGGTCCATCTCGGTATCCGTCAGCAGCCAGCCAACGTATAGACACGGGTCCATTACATTTGAGATCACGTTGCCGCACGGGCAGGCCAATTTACCCATCGGACTCTTCCGTATCTGCGGAACTGGCGAACATTTCGACCGTTCGGTCGCATCGCCGCGTCATGTAGGCCGACTGCGCGTGGTGCTTCGCGTCGTAGGTCAGGTGACATCGCTGGCACCAGTGCATGAGGTTCTCCAAGTCGCAATTTTCCGGAGTGTGGTCAAGGTGGCCGGTTGTCAGCACGACGGTGCTGCCCGTAACCGGATGCGGTTCGCCGTTCGCGGCCCGACAATCCGGATATGCCGGCGACCCTTCGCAGCAATTACCGGAACGCTCCCGCACCCGCTCGACGATCTCTTTCCAGTCGCTCGGGTAGCGGTAACGATTTTCCGGTTTAATCGGCATCGGGGTTGCCCGCCTCCGTAGGGCGGAGCCGCCGCATCGCTTCAATTACGGGCTGAGGCAGCTTCGTCGTTTCGATTGTGTTAGCGCAGCACCCACAGCCGGAATCATCAACGCAGTCGCGATATGGGCTGTATATGGCGCCGTTCTCCAGGCACCAGTCGATAGCTGCCTCCAGCTCCTTGATTCTGTCTAGTTCAGGCAGCATCACTCTCTCCAAGCCACCGGACGCCAACGCCGTCCGGGGTGCCTCAACAGTGGCATAATGACCACGCGCCCGGTCTCGTCGTGCTGGTACATCCGCCACAACCAGCGAGTGAGCGGACTGTTCTGAAGTCGCCGCACGACTCCCGCGTCTTGGTTAGGGGTCATTCACTTGATCCGGCGAGGTTATTGGCAGCGGCATGGCCTTGGCGCATAGGTCATCAAACTCGCCCTGGTCAATCTCGGCGCCGCATACGTTGCACCGCGGCGGCTCAATGAACCCAGACCCATAGTTGCGCTGACTAATCTGTGGGTGCTGGCATTCATGTCGGTTGGGAGACAGTGCGGAAAAAGCTATCCCGTGGTACCAGTCACGGCTTCCGCTGCCGATCCAGATCCTCTCCAGCGCCTCGCGAAGTCTACTGCTCTCAGCCGACGCGCCATCTATCAGCCACTGCAATCGCTTGACCTCGGCAGCCTCGCGCTCGTACCGGCGATACCATGCGGCGCGCTCGTTGCGCAGGTGCTGAATCTCACATTGCGCGCAGTAGCAATCGTCGTCGTGTTCAGTGTTACGTTTCATTCCTGCTTACCTGAAGCTGTAGATTCCTGTGTGTCGGGGGCGGGCGATGCGCCCGACAACTCCCCGAGGCGCTCGAACAGTGGCACTAGGTAGCCTGATATGCTCTCCATCAGGACATCTTCCAGACTCAGGCCGCTGCGCTCAGCAACAGCGGCGGACAAGTCTAAAATCCCCCGGGCCGCCTCTCGGCTCTTGTTGATTACGAATTGGTCAGTCACTTCTCACTCCGTTCTTCGGGAACGGGCGAGTCATCTGCCACGCACCATTCAACGCGGATATTCTTGGTTGCGGTCATGGCCGCCTTTAGGTCCTCGACGCTGTCGAACGACAGCAGGAGCGCCACCTTGTATTCGTGCGTGCGCTCACCGTCCGTAACCTCGATGTTGCCTGCCTCGCGTAGTGTCGCTGTTACGGTTTGCATGGCAGTCCTCTCAAGGCGCGGGAACGCCGCCAAGCACTAAAGGCGATACGCTTCACGCGCTCATGCTGCCAAGGTTCGAGGCCTGGGATAACAACGTCAGCCCTGCTCCACCATTCCTCAAATTCCTTTGTCCAATTCTTACGCATCCCGTCCTCGCGCCCGTGGCGTCGGTAGCAACCGACGCGCCAGCTTCTTGTGCCACGCTATACGCCCTTCTGGTGCACAGGCTTCCTCGACTGTTGCCCACGTGAGCCAGCGGTAGATTTTCGCGTACATCTTTCCTCCCATCTGTCGGCCAAGTAACCCGTGGTCCAAACCCCTGGCCAGTGCCTTGCGGTAGATTGAACCCCATGTGTTCGGCTTACGCATCCCGCCCTCGCTCGGCGCGATTAGCGCCAACGCTCCACACCGCACCGTGCGCAGCGGGTTAGTAAATCAATGTCATCGTAATCCCGACCGGCCATTCGCACGGTCTTTCCGTTCGGGCGCGTGACTGATACAGGGTGTTGGCTGCATGGGTCTTTGTAGACCCACCGGAACCGGTGAAAGCCAAACATGCAACAAATCGACATCATTTCGTCCGTCCTCGGTCGGCGGTAGAGTTGGGCGGCGCGATCAGGTACAAGATGCAATTTCGCACGCTGGTTCCCGATACCGCGCCTTCGGGATCATCGGAGCGCCAAACCCGGTAGAACTCTTTGCCGTCTACTACGGCGTCCCACTGTTCGATTACAAAGGTTAGCTCCGTCCTATTCATTAGCTCCGTCCTATTCATTCGCCCGTCGTCCGTCTACACGAAAAGCGCCGCGCCCAGGGCGAGCCCGACCGCCACCCCGATGAACAGGCCCGTATATAGGGCGCGGTGTTCTCGCCACTCGGGCTCGGTCATACCGGAACGTCGTAGGACAAGCGCCCCTGATTCAGGGCCTGACGCCATGCCTGCGGCAGGTCCCATTCCGTCAATGGTTGCTCATCGAGCTTCGAGGCCGCGATGTTCGCCGCGTCCTCCGATACCGGCGTGATGCAGTAGATCGACGCTGCTCCAAAGAGCTTCGAGAACGCCGCCCGCTCACCCTGCGCCGGTACGTCGACACGGCCGAACGATGCTCCACCCAGCACCTGCTCGCTGACAAAGCCGGCATAGCGCTTGTGTCCCATGATTTCAACGACGGCGTGGAAGCCGGTTGCCTGGTCAACCATCGCTGCCGACTCCGATCCGGGGCGTGCCAAGCGGCCCCTCGTTCGGCGCCATGCGGTCGAGGATCGCGTACGACTGACGCTGCAGACCCTCGGCCTGTTGCAACAGGCCCATGATCTGACGGTTGTTGTTGAGCACCGTCTGTGCCTCGATGCGTGGGTCGTTCTCGATTTTGTTCGACTTGTGCAACACCTCGAGTCGCAGGTGCACCAACAGGGTTTCGAGCTTCCATCCATTCGGGTTCGTCGGGCTCATCAAAACCTCGGGCAGGGAATCCAAAGCGCTCATGGTCAGTCCTCCTCAAAACTGGGAAATAAAATCGGCCGAAAAACGGAGAAACAAAGGGATATCGCGCGAAATCCGGGAAACATATGTCCCAGTTCGCGGGCGGAATGTGGTGAGGCTTCAGGGGCTTGGCGCGGTTCGAATACCTGCCTACTGCACAGGCGCGTGCCAGCGAGCAAACGCAGCACGACACTCGCCACGTGGCGTCCACGTGGCACTGAAGGGTGTATCAGGGCGTCATCAGGTGCGCTCGAATGGCGCGAAACCTGTTGTATCTCTTGAGTGACGTGGTGCCGAGAAGAGGACTTGAACCTCCACGTGCTCAGCTTTGAAAATTCTTCTAAGTTATTCATCGTAAACAACTTCATTCCGGGACCTTTGGCGCCGAAGCTGTCCACGTGACGCGTACGTGGCAGTGATCCAGGCGGCCGCAACCGCATCATCGATATCAAACCACTCCCCACAGAGCGCCGAGTTCTTGAAATGTCGATGGGCGGCCAGCTCGGCGTCTCGGGCGAGCTTGACCGAGTCGAACAGGAAACTATGGCGAATCTCCAGCCGGCGGGCATTACCTATCTGCAATCCAATGAGGCGCTTCTCAAGGTTGTCGGCAATGCCGATCTTGATCGGTCTGTCAGCGCCGGCCTCACCGACGATGTACACATACGTGGCGCGCTTCTCTCGCTTCAGCCACGGTACGGCCTCCGCGAGGTCGACCCACGTCTCACCCTCCACGGTCTTGGTGTGTATGCCTTCGGTCCAGATGCCCCGTTTCACCCGCCGGTGTACGTATGACGGCAAATCTTTATGGTTGGTGCAATACCGCCACAGTTTCACCCAGCGCATGGCTTGCTCCCGAAGTCACTCTTGGGCCTGTACGTGGCAGTGGGATCCTCGTCCTGAATCCACTTGGCATAGGTCCGGAGCAGCATCTGCAGGTCCTTGTGACCGAGCTGGCGGGCGATGAACAACGGATTCTCGCCGGCCAGGAACAGGTTGCTCGCGTAGGTGTGCCGGGTCTGGTACTGGTTGCGCCGCCGCAGGCCGGCCTTCTTGCCAACGTAGTCGAACGCCCGTTGGGATACCTCGTAGTCAACGAGCGGGCCCTGCGTGTTCGGGTTCCAGAAGACGTGCTCCCGGAACGCGGTTTGCGTGCGTTGTGCCTCGATCGCCACCGCCGCCGCAGGGCAAACATAGATCGTCCGCTGACTGCTCCGGGTCTTCGGTCCCTTCGCCTGGCGCTCGACGACGGCGCGTACGACGTCCAGGCGATCGTCCCGCCAGTCCGACCACTGCAGGCCATACAGCTCCGACGTGCGCAGGCCGGTGTAGAACGCGAACGTGAAGTAGTTGACCCACTTCGGCCGATGCTTTCTGCAGGCGGCGAGGAAAGCCGCAATCTCCTTTTCGGACAGCGGATCCGGCTCGTACTCGGAGGTGTGCTTGCGTAGCGGTATCAGTTCCTTCACCACAACCCTGTCCATCGGATTCGAACGAATGTCGCCATCTCCCATCGCGCGGCGGAACAGTCCGACCAGGGGGATCGAGTAGTTGCGAGCCGTCTTGAGCGTGATGTCGGCGTTCCGGAACAGATCCCGGATATGCTCGGGCGTCACGTCGACGGCCTTCATGGCGCCAATCGCCGGGAACACGAACCGCTCCATCGGGCCCTCGTAGCTGCGATAGGTGCTGTGTGGCTTCGAGAGTTTCATGTCCGCAAGCCAGGACGTGCCGATCTCCTTCACGGTCCTGGACCGCGGCAGGCCGAAGAATCGCGCCCGTGGTGACTCCGGAAAGAACTCCCGGTAGTCGAAGGTATCGCGGCGGATTGCATCCTGAATCGCGCCGACCCGATGGCGTGCCATCCGGATGTGAGTCCGGTTCTCCGGATCCAGGCCCTTGAGCGTCTCCCTGTTCCTCGCGCCACGGTAGAAGAACTGCACCTGTAGTGCCCGTCTCCCCGACGGGTAATAGCGTGCGTAGAGGCCGTCGGCGATCTTCACGAGTCTTTCAAGACCCATTGTTCTGCCGCCTTGGTGTTGACCCACAGGCGACGATTACGGACCTTGGTGTGCAGCCCGTCAAGCCAGATTCCTTTCTGTCGGCGTTTCCGGACCGCCTCAGGCGTCTCGCCGGAGTCCTGGCAGTACTTCTTGAGCGTCACCCACTGCATCATGGCTCGAACCGGTTCGACTTTCGCAGGTTCTCGGATTCCGTAATCACTCGCAGGTTCGTTTCGACGTGCAGGCCAGAGATAGACTTGCCTCGCAACGGAATGATGTGGTCTACGACGTGGCGAGTCCCGGTTTCCCGGGTGAGTCTGGCCGCTTCACGGTAAAACTCAGCGATCGCATCGAGGTCTGCCCAGGGTGGCGTGGCGTTCAGTCGCAGAGCCCGGCGCTTATTGGCATGTGCTGCTATCAATGCCCGGTTCTCTCGCAGCCAGTACTTCCGTCGTTCGCCCCGGCCTTCCGTGTCAGACGTTCGCTTCACCGGGGCACGTCGCTCCCGTGGTTTGTCTATCCCTGAGTAGTCGGGTCGCTCCGGTACTTCTCGTTTCAGTTGCCTCGCGTACAGGTCGCGAAGGTACACCTTTGGGCGGCCGTCCAGGCCGACGTCGAAGTGATACCCGTTGTCGGTGAGCCATTGAATCTGCCGCCGCGCCTGCTTGGCGCCGGTCAGCTCGACGAGCTGCTCACCAGTGAGGAAGATCTGCGTCATCAAACGCCTGCCGGCGTCATGTACCTACGCCACAAGCGGTCGATCGCGCCGGCGCTTCGAACCGTCACGCGCTTCCGGCCGAGCTGCAGCGCGCGTCCGTCCTGGCCGATCTCGGCCGAGATCCGGGCCTTCGTGAAACCCTCGGTAAGTAGCTCGTGCACCTGGCGCCAGGTGCGCCTTGCGCAGATATAGGCGCCGTCCTGGGCGGCATTCGCGTCTACCGCCAATATGAGCCGGGCCGTGCGGGCGCGGATCCGCTGCTTTCTCCCGGCAATGATGTCCTGCAGCACCGTATCCGAGACGTCTGTCGCGAGGTTCACCGCGCGCCGCCCCACGCCCTGGTAGCGAAGTTCAGCCAGGTGTTTGCGGGCGGCGTCCGCCGAAACGAGGCCGTTCCACTCACCAGCTCTGCGCCGTGCCGCACGCTCCCGCTCGTATGCCGTGTTTGCGCGCCTGCACTCCTGGCACCGGCATCCGCCCATGTACTTGATGCGGTTGCCGTGCGGCTTGTCCCTGGCGAGCTCCTGCACCGGCCGCAGAGAATCGAGAGTCCGTGTCCTCACGGCGCCCACGCTGCCCAGATCACGATCGTCGTCAGGAGCCACAAAGCCCAGGAGAGCCCGCATATCAACCGGCACGACGGCGCCGCACGCTCTACGTCGGTTTGCTGTTTCGTTTGTTCGTCCGCCTCGAGAAGCGGCTTTTCGGCTGCACGCACTTGCCGAATGATTCTCACTCTGGGCATGTCAGACCCCCTCCAGCAGCAGCATGAAAACGAGCAACACGCCGAGGCACAGCATGGCCAGGACGAACTGCCCGGCGAGCTCGTCGCCGCGCCTCATCGCCGGAACCCTTCGGCGCCAGGGCACGACGTGAAATGCGCGACGTGCCGGCCGTAGACGAACTGATCGTCCTCGGCCCACACCGTGTCGGCGTTCACCGGGATGTTCTTGCCGCCCTTCGTGACCAGGAACACGATGTCGGCGCCGCAGTCACGGTGCCGGCAGTACACAATCTCGTGGTCGCCAATCAGGCGTGACCGGAAGTACTGGTCGATGTCGAGGCGCAGCTGCTCGTCGTGCTCGTCGGCCTTCAGGCGGGCGCGCAGCTCGTCATCGAGCGCGTGCCAGTGCGGCGGGCAAACGGACCGGCCGCGCTGCAGCTCTCGATGGCAATGCGGGTGCCAGCAGGTTCGGGTGGTCACTACTTGTCCTCAAAGCTGTCGATGTAGGGCTGCAATCGTTTCGCGATGCGAAAGGCTTCCGTGAATCGGTCGGTACGGTCCGCCGGCGCCCGGTCCGGGTGCAGGCAGTTCAGCAGCAGCTGAAATTCCTTCTTCGTCATCGCCTGCTTGATGCCATCGCGGCGGGCGAGGAAGTTCTTCATCATGCTGTTGTTACGGTCGATGGCCTCGCGCAGGCGCTCCCTTTCCGTTTCCAGTAACTGTGCTACCCGCTCGGCGACCGCCTTCTGCACCGTGGACTCGTAGTCACGTTGCAGCGCGCCCAGGCGCGCCTGGTACTTACCCTCGAACGAGGCCGTGATCTTCGCGACTGCCTTGTCGAAGCGCGCTCTGGCCGATTCGTTGACGGTCGCGCGCGCCTCCACGACGACCGAGTGCACGATCTCAGGCTGCCGTTCTGCAAGCAGTATCTGGCACGCCCGGCGGAGGTCGCCCTCCTGCTCTGGATCCTTCAGGTCGACAACCGGAAACCGTTCGGCGATGACCGCCTTCCATTTTTGCGCAGATCCGCCTTGCTTGACGGATGGCATCAATCCCTCGTCGGCCATGACGTCGATGCAACTGTACTGCTTGGCCTTCGCCTTCTTTCGTACCGACTTCGCCTTCCGCTCTTTCTGGTGCTCGGTCTCGCCTGCCCACTCGTGGCCGGCGTCTCGGCACTGTTTTCGCAGGTCTGTCGGATTGTGATACGTGGCATTTTCGGGAATCCCTAAAATGTCATTCCAGTGTTCTGCCATCCACATCGCGTCCGATCGTGTTGGCGGATTGGACGCCAATCCCTGATCGAGTCCGTGATCCTTGACCCACTTACCGAATTGCTGATTGCTCGGCATGAGCAGGCGCTGCGCCAGAAGCGCGGCGCCGTAGTCCCGCCACTTCGCCCGGCACATCGTGGTCTTGCGTGGCACGTCGTCGATGTCGGCGGTCAGGCGTTCAACGGCGGCGAGGGCCGACTTCGCCTGGACGGCATAGTCGACGTTGTCCTGTTTTACTGTGGCTCCGGTCATGGAATAATCCTCGAAAGAGGGCGGCAGGGGATTACGGCCCCTGCCACCCAGGCACTCACGCAGTTGTCGTGCTTTGAGACAACATCACGCGCTTCGACGGTTGCCCCGTCAGCTTGCCGCGCTTGTCCATCTCGTAGTACCGGCGCAGAACCGAGTTCAACACCTGGCACTTGTCCCACTGTGTGAGCGATATCGCCTCGATCTGTGCTGCCAGCTCCGGTGGAGCCGATTCCTTCAGCGCCTCAACCGCCGCTGAATCGTCCAGCACTTTGTGACCGAGAACGCTCCCGTTGGACTTGAACTTTGCAACTGCGGCTGCACACGACTGACTGTGTAACAGCGTCGTGAACAGAGCCCGCAGCGCGGCTTTCGAAGTCCGCAGGGAGTCCCCGTCTTTTGCCTTGATGACGGGTACAAACAACGAGTTTTCCATTTTCCTTCCTCGTTTTTTCGCCGGGGTACCGGCCCCGGCGCCGACCTGAATTTCCGTCAGGCGCGTATCCGCAGATGACGCTGCGGAGCGTTCATGTCAGTTCGAAGCTCGGCTCGAACAACTCGCCCTGCCGGCGGCTCGGCAACAGCCGGCGCCAGCAGTATTCGGTCCGGCCGAATGCACCGGGGCGCTTGCGATCGGTCTTCAGGAGCACGCCGCGGGCGGTCAGGTTGGTCATTGCCCGCCGGACGCTGGTCAGCGGGACACGCTCGCCGGGAAACACGTAGTCGAGGATCTGCGACGGCGTATACAAAAACTCCGCCGCGTTCTCGAAGAACCACTGGATGCGTTCCTCCTGGGTGCGGGCGATGTCCCGATAGCGCGTGAGCTCGGGCTTCGTTTCGAGGGTCGTGTTGTAGAACGCTGCCGGTTCGCTCATCGCGAGCGCAGCCACAGGGCGAGTTCGACGACGAGACCGGCGACCGCGAAGAATCCGCAGCCGGCAGCAACCAGGGCGAGCAGCTCGAAGGCCAGGACCATCAGCGGACCACCGGTACGGGCAGCAGTCGGCGCCGCTTCAGTCGCTCAGCGCGGAGTTCGAATATCCGGCGCTCGAGGACAGTTAACCTTTGGTCGCGCGCCATGTCGCGGCGGACGTAGTCGAGCTCGAGCGTGAGGAGGTCTGATGCCATGTCGAGCAGAATAATACTCAACTGGCGCGTAAGGTCAAGTATAAAAATACTCAGTCGGCAGAAATTGATCAGCGCCGGCTGATCCGCCGGGGGCGATGCTCAGGTGTCAGGAAATTGTGACGGTCAGAGTGACCGCAACTATCGCGGCGACGAACATTGCCTCGTCGACTATCTCAATCGCACAGCCATCCGTGCGGTAGCTAACCGCTTTCTCGATCTTCCGGCCGTGACTGGAGCTGCTCCACGCCTGGCTGGCGAGCTGGCCTATAACAAGATAGTCAAGGTTCTTCGTTACCCGCGGGGTTGTGTAACCACCGCGCGCCGAAATAACCTCTTCGCACTCATCGCGCGTTCCGAACAGGAACTGCCCGGTGAAGCAGAAATTGCGTTGAGGAATGATGATTTCCCGGCAGCGTGTCAGAGGCAGGCGCGTGGAGCCGCCACTCACCGCGCCGGTTTCTGGTAAGGATCCGCCGATGAGATCGGACAAAGTCTCCTGCAAGTGCGCCCGTTCGGCGTCAGAAATTCTACCGGCCGAAAGAGCCTTCTGGACCCGACGGAAAAGTACGTCACCGGGCCACGTACCGGCGATTTCTCCATTTTCGGCGAGCCAGTTGTTGAGGAACAGGATTTCGTCGTCGGTCAGCTTTCCGTCGGCAAGCATGCCGCTACAGATACCGATAAGTGACTCCGTAGAGCGTCGAAGCAGACGAGCCCGTGTTGACGGAAACCTG